GCGCTTCATGCTTCCCTTGATGGAAAATGGGAATTTGAAGACATAAACAAAGAAGATAATTTTTCAGATTTTCAAGATTAAAAGTTACCGCAATGACAAGACAGCGACTTTTTCTTGATACATCCTGCGTGGATGCGGCAAGAGAAAGATTGCGTCATGTCTACGACACTTTTGACACCGTTTGTTATCAATTCTCTGGAGGCAAAGATAGCACGGCAATTATTTATCTTGCAAAAGAAATTCACGAGGAAAGAAATCTTGGTAAAGTAAAAGTTATCTTTCGTGACGAAGAAATGGTTAGTCCGTCAGTAATTGCCTTTGTTGAAAAAGTCCGACAGTATGACTGGGTTGACATGGAGTGGTATTGCCTTCCATCGGGTCAAGAAATTTGGGTTTTAGGTAGACGAGAGTATGTTTTGTTGTGGTCACCTCAAAGAAAAGCAGAAGGTCGCCTGGTTAGAGAGATGCCCGAGTGGGCTATTAGGGCAGAACATTTTGGTTTAGATCCGTCTAAGCCTTGTCCGAATCTTGTTGATTACTACACCATGCAAGGCAAAAAAGGTAGAACTGCTTTCGTTATGGGTGTCAGAGCAAACGAGTCAATGGTCAGGTATCGGTCGTGTGTTCAAAAACTTCACGAAAATTATATTGTTTCCCCATTCTTGCTACAAAAATCTATTCCATTAAAATTTGCAAAAGTTATTTACGATTGGACAACCGAAGATGTTCTTAAATTTATTATTGACGAACACAAAGCCGAGTATTGCGAATATTATGATTTGGCCGAATTAACTGGTAGCAACAGTCGTGTAGGGATTCCTTTGCATTCCGTCGCTATTCGCAGGATTGGAGATGTCGTTGCTACTGAACCTGAGTTCTACGATCAACTTGTCCGCTGTTTCCCCCAGATAGATGCACAACGCAGATATTGGGCTGACTTTGATATTGAATCTTTGATTTCAAACTATGCGTCCAATGGTTGGGATGGTGTCTCCGATTGCATTGAAGACCATATGCTCACACCGGGTATGCGTTTAGATGCCTTGAAGTTTGCTTCCGCTTTCCGCAAGAAACGGGCAGTTGACCCATATGGTTTCCCACTTGAGTATCTGATTAGAACATTGCTTCTTAACGAGTTCCATCAGTCCACACCAACTCCTGTCGGTCCTAAAACGAGGGCGCACACTATGCGATTGAAGGCAATTGAAGCAGGGGACGATTACTAAATGGCTTTTAATTATGTTGAATCGTTTCATATTGGCGGATTCTGGTCTAAAGAAGTTGCCAAAATCTTGAATGGTCGTGGAGTTAGGTGTGTCGCTCCAGATGTCAAGATCGCTAAAAATAATCATGAGCGTGATGAAATGACGAAGTTTGAGAAAGATATTGTTTTTGATTGGACAGGTAAATGTCTTGAGGTTAAATCCTCAACACGCGAATTCACTGACGATGTACTTGAATATCCTTTTGACTCTCTATTTGTTGACACTGTTTCTGGATATGACGCAAAAGTTGAAAAACCTCTTGCTTATGTTTTGATTTCGCAGAAAACACGCGGAATTGTTTGTATTTCACCTAAAACTTATGACAAATGGAGAAAAGTGAACACATTTGACCGCAAGAGGGAAATCATGGAATGGTTTTACAGCGCCCCCAAAAGTGTCTTACAGCCTTTTGATTCCTTGGTTGATCATCTAATTAAAATACAGAATGAAAGCGAAGGCTGGTAATGGAAATATCTCTTGTAGATAACAGAAAACTCAAAATCCCATCATGGGGAGTAACTAGTATTTTGCGACCTGAAAAGATGCTTCTTAAATCGTCAATGATTGACTTTGGATGGGTACAGCCAATAGTTGTCAAGTCTTCAGACAACATGATTATTGACGGATATCAAAGATACCTAATATCTCTTGACGACGAAAAGTTCATCAAAAAGCATGGAAACCTGATTCCTGTCGTTTATAAAAATGTAGATGAAGTTGAGGCAATAGTGATGCACATTCGCTTGAACCGTGCTCGTGGTGCTGTGAATTCGTATGCGTTAAGCCGAAGAAGATGATTTGTCCAACTTGTTTTTAATGCATGACGATGAAATTGATTTGCTTATGTCAGATGGTCTTCTGAAGAAGAAGAACTGGCAGAAATATGAGTATTCTCGCGCATGGGTGCCGATTGAGGTTGCAAAGCCAGTCGCCGAGGACACTGTGACCATTGAGAGACCGCCCAACAAAGATCGCTAGATATTGACCATTAGCAATATGTGGTAAAATCCGAGTAGCCCTTTTTAGGAGATACTCATGCCACGACCAAGAATGACGGAAGACGTTGAATTCCGCACAGATGTAAATACCGAGGGTGACCTCATCCGTCGTGCACGTTTCGTTCGTCGTCGCCGACGCCAAGGTGGTCGGAATGTGCCGGGCAATGCACGGTATTATCGTCGTCAACAGGCAGAATTGAATGCCGCAAGGCGTCAACGCCGTGGCGCTGTTGCTGGTGCTCGTAACGCCGCTCGTCGTGGTCGCGCCGCTGAAAGAACGGCACGAGGCGCAGGTCGTGCAGGTCGTAACGCTGGCAATCCACGCACCGTAACACCACGGACAACTCAAGGTGCAACTCGCCGTGGCGGAATCAGAGGAGCCTTGGCTCGGGTAGCAAGAGCAGCCGCCAACAGGCTTGAGAGACGCCGTAACAGTCGTCGCTAACAATCGGAGGTAACCGATGGCTTTGGTGACGGTTTCTGAACTAAAGACTTACATGGATATTAGTTTTTCTAATAGGCAAGAAGACGCTGCCCAATTTGTCATTGATGGTCTTCAAAGCGAGTTAGAAACATATCTACGCCGACCCATTGAAGTTGTTTCTTTTGTGGAAACTCATGTCCTTGATTCTGACCATGTTGGTCTACCAATGGGCTCAAGTCTTTTCAATGATGTTTACAATGCAACAGATGTTGATCCTGTTGGAATAGTTACATTTGGTACTCCTCCTCCAACAATATATTTGCTTAACTCTCCTGTTATTTCTGTTCAAAGTGTAAGTATAAAAAACTTGTCTGAGGCTCAGCAGATTTTGGGTGAGGCACTAAAGAGGACTGCAACCGTAACAGCGGCAACTGTTACTTCAACAACTGTTACTTACACTGCTTCAAACCATGGTTTCACTATCGGTCAAAATGTCACCATAACGGGAATGAGTAACTCGCAAATAAATTTGGCATCAAAGATTATTTCTTCTGTAACTACAACAACATTCACTGTTGCCCAAACTGGTTTAACTACGGGAACTTTTACCCAAACAGGAACAGCCAATGCAACAGGGTACGACTATACGGTTCGCAAATACGGAATTGATTTTTATCGTGGATACGCCAATGACAATGTGACGGTTACTTATACTGCTGGTTTGGCTGGCGGTGGGATACCGATGTTCAAACTAATGATTCTTCGTGCCGCCGCTCGCGAAGTACAAAACATGCATGATGATGTCGTTGGTATTAAGGATCTTGGTGCGCGTGAAGTAGCACTTCAGGAAACAGGGTTTTTGGAGAAAGAATTGATGGCTGTGAAACGGTGGCGCAGAAATAGGATTGGCTAGTAATGGCGAGTGACCTGAAAATAAAAATTACGATTGATGCTCGTCGTGCGATAGCAAGAATGAAAGCGATGGAGCGTCGGTCAGTTGATTTTCGTCCAGTTCTAAAATGGGCTAAAAGAGAGTTAGAAAGAGCAAACGCAGCGAACTTTGCCTCTAACGGTTTGCCTGTCGGAGGTTGGTCTCCGCTTAAACCTCGCTACGCGGCTTGGAAAGCAACAAGATTTCCCGGTGCACCAACTTTGGTAATGTCTGGGAAACTATTTCGTGAATTACGTTCTCTTGATGGTCCTGCCAACAGTATCGGTATGAAGAAGGCAACTTTTGGTACCAATGTTGAATATGCGAAGTTCCATCAATATGGAACGACGAATATGGCAAAACGACAAATTGTTTTTGAGCCAACTGGTTTTGGCGAAAGGCTCGCGATAATCGCGGCTGATTATGTTTCTGATGGAAGAGTGCGATAAATGACTACACCTG